TATATCTGTAACCTGTTTGCCGGTTTCGCGTTCAACCGCTGCAACAATAATACTTTTTACCGTTTCTGCGTCAATCGTTGCTGTCATAGATACATCAATCTTAAAGTTGTATGGCATTTGTACTCCTTATACTGTAATTTATCTTTGCAACAATTTTTCTACAAAATCCACTAATAGATCGTGGTTACCGCCAGACCAACGTGGCGCCATCCAGGTATAATCGTCGTACCAGTGTTGTTCGGCTTCGGGATGACAACCAATCAATCCTATCCTGTCTTGTATGATGGCCATGGGCGCCGAATTGGAATATCTGGCTATTGTAGTAAAGTTTGAACCAGTAAAAGTGCATCCGTCATAAAAATACATGTTAGTTGGTTCATAATTCCAATGTACTGGCATGTGCTTGGCATGTGGCCTCCGTGTGCAGGCTGTAGGATGTTTTATATACTGCTTGACTCTGACATCATTTAACAATCCCAAATAGTCAGTATCTGCCCAATAGGCACCCATGCAAATGCCAAGGTAGTATCCACCCCCAGCCACAAAGTTTCTAATAGACTGGCCGTGAATCTTCATTAGATAGTCGTAACTGTCGCTGTCTCCAACACCGCCTGGAATGGCAACTATATCAACATCATCAAAAAAACTGTCTTCGAGTTCGTGTCGGGTAAAAATTTTGAAACGGTAATTGCGACCCAAAGCCCTAATTATTCCGTTTCCAGACTGCACAGAACATTTTGGTTGATGTATAAAAAGGGCTATGGTTTTCATTGCGGACGATATTTTACACCAACCCAAGTGCCTGCAAATGCTCCCAATACTGCCGGAATCAACAAGTAAGGATTATAAGCAGAGCCAATCAGTGCTGATGCGTACAACACGTATAGTATAGCAGCCCATGTGGAAGCTTTCAATGCTTTTGACTGTTGAATAGCCTGTATATAGTAAGCATTGAATACATCAGTAAAAAACATGGCAAAAAATGCTGCCGGATATTCCCAAAATCCCATTTGAAACTCAGTGTTTGCCATCTATTTATGTTAAACAAAAAGCCCTTCGCAGGGCTTTCGGATGCTGGTTACGAGTTCCAGCTGCACTCTATCGGTGTGCTCGATTTAGAAGTTCAATTGGCTTCTGAACATGACTGCTCGATCACCATTCACTCTACCACCTGCTGTGCCTACTGCATGATCATACTTGGTATCCACATAGTTTAACACGAATCGTAGATTTTCAGTTGCAAACCAAGTGATGCCATATGTGACTGCTGTTGCACGATTGGTTTTACCGGCTGCTACAGCGATTGGGCTTGCGTCAAACTCGCTCAATCTCACACCTGCTTGCCAAGCGCCGCGACCACCTTTATCTACAGGATTGTTAGGCTTTAAACTACCAAACACGCCATCTCGATAACTGTAATTTTCGCCTGTCAAGTTATAAACCAAGAAGATGTAATGCCCTTTGATTTCTTGATCGGCGCCTGTGGTGGGATCATATTTGAACGCAAATTGTTCTGCTTGAACTTTGAATGCATTGTAAGCAAATGCACCTTCAAGGCCTTGACGAGTTCTGTCTGTAATACCACCCAAGGCAGGACCGGTGAAGAACGCATTTTGAGCACGGGCTTCGTTTCTGGCACTGGAAGGTGTTATGCCACCTCGAACTTCACCTTGACTGTATGCTGCACCCACATGTGCAATAAATGCCTTGCTTCCTACCAAGTCAGCAATGTTGGTAGTAATACGACCGACATAGTCTAAACTGTCAGACACTGCATCTTTGTTGGCACGACCACGACTCACTGCCAGTTGGTATGTCAAGCCAGGCTTGGGAATGCCGTGTAGCATGAATCCAGTTTCTTTGCCTGGAATGAACTCGCCCTCAACTTGACCAATCAAGCTACGTTCCATGAATTCAATATTGTTGGAACTTTGTAATTGTTCTAAACTGAAAGGCATCTTGAACAAACCAAATTGAAACTGCGCTTCGGGATTTGCAGCATAATTGACCCAGGCCACATCCATGGTGGTAGTTGAACTGGCTGCACCCACATCGTTGCCTAGATTACCAACCACTTCGTATTTGAAGTCTTTCTGAAACTGGCCACGCACACCAAATCTAGCACGACGTATTTCAGCTAGGTTCTGATACGTATCCGTGGTTTGACCTGTACTGTAATCCGGTGTGTATTGTCGATAGTCCATGTGTAATCGACCTGTAAGTTGGATGGTATTGTTTCCATCTTTGCTTTTGAGTCCGATTCCGTTTTCTGTGACTGAACCATCGTTGGCTCTGGCCTGTCTCCACTTGTTGTTTTCGCTGACATCTTTGTCGATTCTAAATTCCGAGAACTTGCGGTTTTCGGCTTTTTCTTCATGTTCTTGGATTTTGACATCATATTCCTTTTGTGTCAATACACCTTTGTCCTTTAGGATTCGAAGTGTATTGACATAATCATCTGCATAAGCAGGTGCAGCAAATACCAATGCCACTGCTAGTGCTAGTTTTGTAAATGTTTTCATTAGTGTTCCTTATTTCCAAATTGGGTTACCGTCTGGACCACGGAAGTCTTTCTTCCAGTTTTCCTGTACGAGTTTGATTACATCTTGTGGCATGTGAACATACTCTAACTCAGTTGACATTTGACCACCGTTCTTGTAACTCCAATCAAAGAATTTAAGAACTGCACGACCTGTTAGTGCATCTGCCTGTTGCTTGTGCATCAAGATAAAACTTGCGCCTGTGGCTGGCCATGCATCTTTGCCTGTCTGCCATGTCAGTAACAAATACATGCCCGGTGCATTTACCCAATCAGCATTTGCTGCTGCTGCTTTGAATGTAGTATCATCTGGTAATACAAAGTTGCCGTCACGATTCTTTACGGCTGCATAAGGAATCTTGTTACGCTTGGCGTATGCATATTCAACATATCCAAATGCACCTTTCAGTCTTTGCACTTGTGCTGCTACGCCTTCGTTACCTTTACCACCTACACCCACTGGCCATTTGACTGCTGTGCCTTCACCTACTGCTTTGGCAAATTCTGCATTGGCTTTGCCAAGGAAGTTGGTCCAAATAAATGTAGTACCCGAACCATCTGCACGATGCACAACTGTGATGTTCATGGCAGGTAGATTTACACCAGGATTGATTTCAGCAATTGCTCGATCGTTCCACTTGGTGATTCGACCTAGATGAATGTTAGCAATAACATCAGGTGTTAGTTTAAGTTTACCTTGCTCAATACCATCAAGGTTGAATACCGGTACAACACCACCAATGATTGCTGGGAACTGAACAAGACCTTCTTTGTCTAGTTCTTCTTTCTTGAGTGGCATATCGCTGGCACCAAAGTCAACTGTCTTTGCCTTGATTTGACGAATACCACCGCCTGAACCAATTGATTGATAGTTTAGGCCAATGCCAGTTTGAGCCTTGTAAGCTTCGGCCCACTTAGCATAAATTGGGAATGGGAATGTTGCTCCCGCTCCGGTAAATTCTGCGGCTGTTGCAGAGACCGCTAGTGTAGCAAATACAATTGCTAAAAGTTTTTTCATTCTGTAATCTCCATTTGATGTGCATTGCACAATAATATTTAAACACACAAAGATTACAGTTCCGTTACAAAACCAGGTTTTTATCAAATTATTTTGCCATAAAAAAAGCTCGCCGAAGCGAGCTTAGTTTTAGTTAACTAATTGATTAGTCAACGATGCCCATTGCAATGGCTTTGTAACCAGCTGCAACAATTTTGCGGCTAGCCTTACCATGACGGTATTCGGTTACACGAACGCCATTACCTGCTTTACGGGTATTAGCATACACAGGAAAACCTGCATAACGAATTTCGCTAATGGTAGCCGTTGGGTTCTTGATTGAGAACCGCTTTGAAATCTGGCTAGCAGTTAGAGACTCACCGTCAAGGACGAGAGCACGGAACAATTTACCTTGTTTTGTGTTTAAATCAAACATCTAATATCTCCTAAATTAAGATATGCTGTACGACAGCATTCAAGTATTATATTAGATTGTTTTGGATTTTGCAACAACTTTTTTGTTCTTTTTTTGTTTTTTCTTTACCAAACTCCAAGATCCATCTTTGTTATCTATCCATTCTAGAGTGTCGCCTTCCTTCCATTTTAGTTCGTTTAAAATTTCTTGTGTAAATGGAAGTACAAGATCCCCAGTTTCGGGATCTTGTTCAACAGTCAGCGTCCAGGACTTGGGAATCATTCTGCGTCCTTGTCGCCTCGATTCTTGGCACTTCTGGTTCTTGCTGCTTGAGATTTTACCTTGGTAAATTCCCTAATCAAATGACGCTCTACTTCCTTGTTAAATGAAAGTATGGCCATTGTTTTTTCCATCTTGTGAATTTTTACTGCTCGTGAATCGTATCCCATTTTTACTCCTCCTCTTTAAAGTCGATTACATTGCCGTCCTCATCTGCGCAGATGATTCGCACTTGGTTGCCCTCTTCATCCTCGATCAGAATAGGTCCCCATATCCATGCTTCTGTCTCGTTTTGACTCCAGCCTTCTTCATCTTCCAGTGCCGAATACACACCGTGTTCTTCAATCACTTCCATCAGGCGTTCTTGTTCTTCTTCCGGCATATCTTCCGGAAAGTCAATGTCTTCCCAACAACCGTCCCACATTGTATCCAGTTCAACATTTTCAATATTGTTGTAGGCGCAGTCGTACA